TGAAAGGTGGAATGGCGGAGTTTGTCTCCAAGACTATATTCGTGACAACACCGAATTCGCCGGAGGAGACCTGCAACCACCTAGACTGGCTAGGAGTGGAGCAGAAGAATCAGCTATTGCGGAGAATCGACCATATAGTCCAATTTCCACAGCTAGCTATGATGTATGGGACGCCGAGTTAGAAGATGCGTGTAGAATATTTTTCGATTAATTAAGCATCTTCATACGTAAAATCTACACACAATGTAAACTCGCCGAAGATCTGAAGAACCTGTCCTTGAGGATCTGTAGCACACACACCTATAAAGAGATTGTCATTAGTAGGTGCGATTGCGACGTCATCATATTTCCAAATCTTGTGAAAATATTTGGTGATGTCCTTTTTGAGAGTAAAACACTGGGGAGTGTTATTGATTGGGGTTCCGGGATTGCCTGCGTAGTTTGACGCTAGTTGTCTCCGGAGCTTATACTTCAGGGTGAAAATGTCAGAGTTTACCGGACGTAGCCCATCTAATACTCTGCCTTGATACCCTAAAGCTGTGTTGCCGTTCTCAAGGAATTTAACCATTTGAGAAGCGGTTGGTGGAGCGATACCACTCTTCATTTTGAAGATGTAGACATCGACCCAATGGGATGAAACAAGTCCATTAGTAGATGCACATTGCATTCTAAGCATGGCCTTTTTAAGCCTGACGCCAGTACCTGTGCGATCGCCCTGACCATCACCTTGTGAAATTGATGGCAGGAGGGTGTAAACAAGAGAACTATCTAACAAAGTTGAGTACTGAACTTCACTCAACTCCCTGTTGGTCTTCTTGTTTTGGATTTGGCGAGCGACTTCCCGCTTAACATAAGTTTTAACCTTCTTAGAAACTCGAGGCTTTCGTTTATAAGACCTCTTACGCTTGAAAGTACGCTTTGTACGTCTTGCCATAACATTTATGACAGACTAGTAGTGGCCGCCTGTGGGTCGGCCTCGAAGTGACCTAGGTAATACTGGGAGCTGCGCTCTCTAGGTCACGGTTTTACCTAATGCCTGCACCCACCTTCACTCTGTCAGATATTAAGCTGGGTTTGAAGGGGTACTGACACGTTCTGAGGGCGCAGCTATTCACGCGTCCCCACGCGCAAGCGCCTACTGGGGCCCCTCGCGCGTTTGGTCGCCTGCGCCCTCCGAACGATGTCAGATATTTGAATTTTGAATTAGTGTTCTAGAAGGTTCTAGAAACTGTTTTTTTGTTCCTGGACTGTTCTCTAAAAATCATTATTTTCAGATGTCCAAGTCAGATCGTTTTTGTTTTACAAAGAACAATTATACTCCAATGGATGTTGCCATCTTGGAGGGTGATTGTACCAACACTTTTAAGTATTGGTGTTTTGGGAAAGAAGTGGGAGAGAGTGGAACTCCCCATCTTCAGGGTTATTTGGAATTTCGTCATGGCAACAGATTGAGAATCAGTGCATGTATTTCCAAATTAGTTAATATTGGAATTAACGGATGTCATGTTGAGATTGCACGTGGGACAGCTCAACAGAACATTGACTATTGTTCAAAGGATGGTACATTCTTTGAGGGTGGTGAAAGACCCAAGGGTCGGGGAAAGCGTACAGATCTTGATGAAGTCTGTGCTTTAATCAACGAAGGTAGGACTATGGTTGATTTGGTTTCTCAATTTCCTGCTCAGGTGGTGAAATTTCGTCATGGTCTGGAGTACCTATTACAGGTGAAGACGCCAAGGCGATTCTTCAAGACCACGGTTTGGTGGCTTTGGGATCCGACTGGATCGGGGAAAAGCCGTTATGCTTGGGAGCAAGGCCCGTCTTCATATATGAAGGCATGCAACCACAAGTGGTGGGATGGTTACATCGGGCAGGAGATTGTTATCATGGACGACTTCCGTCCATCGAAAGATCTGCCCTTCAGTTTCATCCTGAACCTATTCGACCGTTATCCACTCTCGGTAGAGGTGAAAGGTGGAATGGCGGAGTTTGTCTCCAAGACTATATTCGTGACAACACCGAATTCGCCGGAGGAGACCTGCAACCACCTAGACTGGCTAGGAGTGGAGCAGAAGAATCAGCTATTGCG